CTGCCCGATACCCGTCAGTAATCCGGCTTTGCCTACGGTGTGGGCGTAGGTCTCAACCGCTTTCAGGAATTCATCACAGAGCACATTCCGCCTGTCCTTGTTGCTTGCCTCGCGCAGTTCCTTTTCTTTTACTTCGAGGGCGGCTGCTGCCTCGTTTATCTTGTAGCTTTGTGCCTGCCAACCAGTGACCGCCCCGGACTTCTCGCTTTCGTATATCTGACGAGAAAGGAAGTAGTTACCCGTTTCTTTCAGCATTTGTTCGCAAGCCTTTATGTGCCGCTGGTTGACCTGAATTGCCCCGTCTACCAAGTTGTAGTCATGTGCAGCCTGCCCTTGTGCTACAACCAAACTTGACAGGTTTTCAAGGTTCGTTTTCGCATCCTTACGGTAGGCTTCGATCAACGCGGTGGCTGCTTCTTTCCGTTCCTTGTAGCGGTCTAAGGCTTCTGAAATAGATCGCTGAAGTATGTTTACCCGCTCCTGGAATAACTCAATGGGTAAAGTGGTATCGCCGTCAAAACCGTATAAGGGGGATTTCAGGACGTTTATTGAGTGGTAATCAACCTCAATGCCCCTTCCTTGCGCTACGCCTACCCAGTAGGTAACGCCGTCCCTTTGATGACCGTATTCCGTCTCGGTTTCCATCTCGACCCCGTAAACTTCTATACGTTCATACCCTTGATAGATCGCCAGGGCTAAGGCGTAAGAGACAGACGAAGTAAAATACCTGTACGCTTGCGGTATGGCTTTGAGTACCTCGTCCATCGGGTATTTGACGGACATGGGAACATCATCATACTTGTCTATCATGTAAACTGGTAATGTTCTGTTATTCTGTAGCCAGTCATAATGCCCCGGATCGTTCCGGTTGGTTTTGCTTCGCCATATTACCGGACGGTGCATCTGGAATACTGCATCGGCTCTCGGTAGTTTATTCCCTGAAATGGTCTCGTTGAATACCCAAACATCACAATCTGAACGGTTGAAATCGAATTCTGCAACGGTGGCTTTATACATCCCGACTATTGCGACAGTCCTCATGTGGTAGGTGTCTCCCTGAATTTAAGCGGCACGGCAAAGCTTGCCATTTGTGTAACAACCCTGTCCCATTGCGCGGCTGATACCTGGAAGGTGACCGGAAAGACAATGGAGTCAACGTTCCCGGATAAAGTAGGATCGCCTGCCAGCCTTTGTAAGAACTCCGGGATGATGTTGTTCAGCTGCGTGTAAGCGGATTTCATACTTACCCTGGAAACGTGAAAATCAACATTGACGGTTAGTAGCAGTCTCGCGGTGGTGGATTCGTCCGCTTGCCCTGATCCGCTTGCAATATGGGCAATCGCAATGGGCAGCACGCTTGCATCTTCTACCGGGTAGCTCGGTGCGCCCCGTACCGTCTCGCTGGTTATGGCTAAGGCGATGGTCTGCAACCTTTGAACGGCATTATCTATAATGCTCATGCTGTCACCACGTTTGCGATCTGGTAAGGCATCAAAATCATCTTGACGTCAGGGTCAAGCTCCTGCACATAGATCATCTCGCCTAAAGCTGGGTTGGCTGAACCGTCCTGGTATCCCTGCTTTGCCCGCATGAACCAGCGCATTGCCTGAATCTTGCACGCCATGTTAATATCGTCCGGCGGTGTAGCGGAATACCCGAACACGCCCACTACCTTGACATTGTTGTCAAACCGTGAAAACGATTTCCCGCTACTTGATACCAGTTTCAAGGCGTGAATCGGCATGGATAAGGCGGTGTAGTTCTTAGGCACAACCGAGTAATGCGTGTCTAATGTCCAGGCGGTAAAAGTCCCGCTGTCGGTCTCGTCCACGCTAACAGAGGTGATCGAAACCGCCGGGTCAATGTACTGGATTGCATCGCCTGAACCGCTGAAGTACCTTGTTTCTGCGGTGCTGGACGGGTAAAAGTAGTTCGGCCATCCGCCCACGTATCTGTCTATCAACCGGCTTGCACTGCTAACCATCCGCGCAAGCACGCTGTTATAAACCACTGACGTGCTGGAAAAGAGCGGGCTGTCTGGCAGGTCGGCTTTTAAGTCCTCTATTAGCGCGTAATCGGCCATAATTCTCCTAAAGGGGGAGGGGGTTAGCCCTCCCCCTGTAAAACTAATTAGGTGCTGGACAGGTGTTCACTCTGCGGGTAGCGGTCTTCAATCAACGCCCACGCAGACACATATCCAGACTCAATCACGGCGTCAATCGCCAGATTGAGGTATTTCGCGTCAGTGTCAGCAGCGGTCACTGCAGCCGGGTCAACGTCAATGACAAGTGCCATTGAGTCATTTGCGGCAGCAGTTACAGCCACGCTGGTTGCGGATGTTGCATCGCCCCAGTTGTCTCCGGTGATTGCAGCAGCCAGACGGTAAGTAAAGGTCTGAGCGGTTGCGTTTGTGGTGCTGCCGGCAGCGGTGGAGCTTTCAACGCGGAAAGTAAGGGTGTCTGTGGAGTCTGTGGTTATATCGCCCCAGTTCACCAGGAAGGTCACCCAGTGCGCATTCTTCAGCGCAACGGACTGGGCTTCATAGCCAGCCGTCGCAGTTGAAGCCTGCGGCACGAATACAGGTACAATGTGGAGCTTTTCAGCATAACGTCCCATGATCAAATCCTCCTATTAGGTTGATGCAGCCAGTGCTACAAATGGGCTGAGGCTCGAAGTGCCATCATAGGCGGTGATCGCGGATGCCCACAACGGCTGTCCGTCTACCCGGTAGACGAACCGGAAAGCGGTTTCGTCATACACGAAATTGACGTGGATGCTGGACGCGGACTGTACGCCGCCCTTTGCGATCATTGCATACTGTGAAGGTGATACCAGCATGATGTCGCCCAGCGTGCCGAGGTATGGGTTGTATTCCGTTTCTACAACCGGACGGCCAAAAATCTGACCGTAAGGTGAAGCGGATAAACCGCCAGCGGGCAGGTAAACGGGCATTTGACCAACAGACAAATTGAACAGCTGCGGGTAAATGCTGGAGTTCGCCAACCAGACATAATCATTGACGCCAGGATAGCGGGCTGCCCACATACGTGCCAGGTCAAGCGCATCAATCTCGCTTGCGTCTGTGCGGACTGCGGACACCAAACAGCCAGCCTGGAGCATTCCAAGCGGTTTGCCAGTTCCGTCACCGTTGACGATTGCCTGCTCGACTTTGAACCGGAGTTCCTGCGGGACGCTGTTGGTGATCCAACTCTGCAAAGCGGTGGCGTCATCAAGCAGTTCATCGGTTGCATAGCACAAGGCAGCGCATTTCTTCAGCTTCAGTTCGATCTGGCGGAACTTCGGCTTGCTTGCGGTCTTGGTGCCTGCTTCAGCCATCCAGTAGCCCTGTACTCCGCCCATGCGCGAACCATCAGCGCGTGAGGTCTCGTCAACGGCATTGATGGTCAGGGAATTGCCCTCAACCTGGATCGGGTTGAAGAATGACAACAGACTGCCAACCCCGAACATATTTTCCTGAATGCCTGCGGCAATCTGCGGAGGGACGAGATACCCGCCTTGTGACGGCATGGCTTCGTTAAGCCCGGTTGCTTTGAGGGGTTTGAGGCGCATGTCCTCTTGCCCAGGATAGGTGGCAGCCGTTTTCACTGCCTGAAAGAATTCTCCGGCGGTGAATGGGTTGCCTTTGGCAGCGCGGTCGGCTTCGTCCTCGACAACATCAAAACCGGCTTTAACTTGCGGTTTCGATTCCTCGTAGGATTTGAGAGCCTTTTCCACCGCGCTTGATACAATGGCCTCTACGTCAATGGTAGGGGCTTTGATTTCTTCGGTCATAGTGACCTCCTCGGTGGTAATATCTTGACTTTCATCAGGCTGGTATAACGACTTGACAGGGACAGCAGCATTGCGGTATTCCGCCGGCTGTGTGGTTAGGCTTGCTTCTGCAATCGGCCAGGATTTGATTTCCCATGATTTGCCGATTGACACACGCTCAACGAGATGACCAGCAGCACCAGTGGACCAGCCCAGCTTTCCAGCTTCAGCCAGTTTGTAGATTTGCTCTTCATACTCGTCTCGCATTTCAAGCTGCGCATCCAACCACGCGCCAACGTCATCGAACTTGACGCCGCCCTTGCCTAACTTCCGGTTTTTCATCACGCCGTCATAGCCGTGATTGTAGTAAACGGGCAACCGGTCGCCCTCTTCGATGCCCAAGTCAGTCTCAGGAGTGAAGTAATCGCCGGTAAGGTCTACGTCTTTTGGGTTGCCCCAGCGGACGATGTACCCGCCAACTTTCCCCTCACCGAGAGCTTTGACTGCATCTCCAAAATAAACTAGGTTTTCATCCATAAAACCTCCTCAAACAAACAAGCCAAACAGAACGCAATTGCGCTTGTTCGGCTTCGTAACCACGAACCGCCAGGTCTTACCCGCCGCAGCACCCGCCGCCAGCAGACAGCCTTGTTCGATTGTGTCAGTCCCTAATTGCCTTCTTGACTATGTCGTCCCATAAGGCCTTGATCTTGTCGACAGACTTATTCTTGATGTGTGTCATAGTCCACCAACGCCCCTTATGCATCCACGCCTGTCTGTCTGGGTCAATAACGTATTGCGCATAGTTTAGATTTGTGCCAAACTTACCGATAGTCTGAGTACCAGAGCCTGTCACGCTGTAAACCGTAGGCTTTCCAGCCTTGCCGCCGCCTTCCATGACACCGAGGGATCGCCCCAGCGTGCCGGTCCTGTCATAGCTCGACCCCTGCGGTTTGGCAGGGTAGGGGGGAACATTCTCCCAAAGTATCAAGAGGGACGCCCACATTGCTTTGCCCATTGCGGTCTTTAGCCGCCCTGGATAACCGGCAAACTTGCGGATAAGCCTGTCCATTCCCTCAACTTTTATCTCTATCATTCGCCCCTCAGTATCCGGGCTATGTCGTCCGCTGCCCGTTCCATGTTGACCACCGGCTTT